TTGGTGAACAATCTTTTTCGGTCACTTCAGTGGTTATCGTCAGTGATGATGATATTCATAATTTCCCTCCGGTGTTTTCACACTTTTCAGTGAAAATGCAACATACTATCTGAGTTTAGGTTCTTGCCTTTATTCGGAACTGTATTAACTTAAGTTTTACTTAATATTGAACGACTTAATTCGTCTCAAGTCACTTAGGATTAAGTATTTTGATTTTAACTTAAATTTTTCCTCCAATAATTTATTCTTCTTTTATCCTTAGTTTAATTTATTTATTAAAGTTGTATACGCATTTTATTTTGTGTGATTTATCTTAATGTTACAATGAGGTTTTATCGTAGAATGCAAAGATTCTCTTTATTGCCCAGTCCTCACAGGCGTGTTGTATTTCTATTATTTTATCTCATACAAATTTTGTGCGTGTGCATTACTTCTATATTATGTCCTTATGCAAGTTATACCATACGTCGCTTTACACTATGTAAACAAATAAACAAAATGCGAGTTGACAAATGGTAGAGTCCGCAAAAACATTTAAAACAAAATGGACTCGACTGAGATAGCTCTGTAACTTGTATATGTCTTCGCCCGATCGACTTTTCTAGGGTATTGACACCGATGATTATACGTGTCTCTTATTCATAATCAATCAATTTTTATCTACTTACTTATGGTCACAATGAAAGTTTTTTACATTAGCGCTGTCAAACCTTTTTACTCTCAAGCCGATGCCGTGCCTTTCGTTCGCAATCGCCAAGCTGAAGTTGGTGCTGTACACTTTTTATTAACTCATTCCCTTCAGGAATTTGTTAATCATGATTTTAACGTTAGCTACTTAAATTTGTGTTATCATAATGAAAAGATTGCCACATTCATTAAACTTAAACATCAAACTGTTTGTGGTATTCCTTCTCGATTGTTAGGTTTAACTAAAATTCCTGGTGTTTCTATTCGCTTAACTTTTGCTGAATTCCGTGCGTTTAGAAATGCTAATGATACGTATGCCTCTTATGTTTCTGATTTGTTTGAACTTTGGGAAATTCCTGAAGCCCAAATTTTAGATTTCTCTGTTCTATCGTCCTATTTTATGGCTAAAACCGATTCCTCTTTGTCAAATGTGTTAGATGAAGCCAAAAATATGATGCAAAAATTTCAAGGTGATACTGATGGTTTTATTCCCCTTGTTGGTATTATTTCCCACTTCTATACTGCTTCTCTTTCTACTTGGAAAGATATAGTTGCCTCTATTCTTGTTGTATGTTCTATTTATCGTCTTGGAGATTTGAATGCATTAATGAAATTGATCCATTCTTTTCTTCCAAAAAATGTACCTGAATCCCAATCTCTTAGTGAAATGGAAGATGGTTGGACTGTTGGTTTCCCTGTTTTAGCAACTCTTGCTTCTATTCTTATTCTTAAGAAAATTCCCACTTCTTTGTTCCTTAAAAATATGATTTCTAACTCCTCTAATGTGTCTCGTCTCTTAGCTACAGGTCCTCAAGCTTTTAGTAATTTGATTGTCATCTTCGAATATGTGTATGATTATGTTTTGTTGAAGGTGTTCGGTAAACAACGTCAACATCTTGCTGATTTGGAAACTATGATAGATGGTTTAACCGAATGGGAGTCTGCTGTAAATGATGTGTTAGCTTTAGATTTTAGGTCCCAAATAGTTAAGTCCCGTGATGCCTGTCTCCAAATTGAGAAATTGTTCTTTGAAGGTAATAGATTGTCTAATCAACTTAATAAACTCCATTTAGATACTACCCAAAAAGTACATTTTAATAGAATCCACAACCAAATTTCTAATCTTTATACTCTTGTGGATAATATTGGTGCTACTCCTTATGAGCCGCGTGAAGTTCCAATTGCCTTATATATAACTGGTAGTACTGGTGTTGGAAAATCTACTATGACCCCTCTTATTGCTTTAGAATGTATGAAACTTATCTCTCCTTCTCTTGTGTTAGACTATAATAATCAAGTTTACTATCGTAATGTCACTCAAGAATATTGGGATGGTTATCAAAATCAATCTGTTACTATTTATGATGACTTTGCCCAATTAAAAGATAGTCAAACTGCTCCTAATTTAGAATTGCTTGAAATTATTAAAACTGGTAATATTGCTCCTTATCCTTTACATAAAGCTAGTTTAGCCGAGAAAAGTAAATCGTTCTTTAACTCCAAATTCATAATATGTACCTCTAACCAAAAGCGTCCCGCTGTTTCTTCTCTTGTCGCTCCTGAAGCTGTTTATCGTCGTTTTGCTATCGCAGCTGAA